AAGAAGCGATCGCATACTATTTTTTCTGTATAGCTGTGCTTGAAATTCTGATCTAAATATACCCACACCTTATACTTGCGTTCTTTAGGAATACATGTAGTTGTTAGGAAGGATGTAGCCCCAGCATCGTCGTAAAAAACTACTATATCTGGCTTTACTACACTTAAGTATTTAGGAAGCTTCTCTTCGCCAAATGCCTTGCTCAATGGGTTGTCGATTACTGTACCGCACCCCACGTAGGTCGATACGCCCATAATGTCCTCTCGGCGAAATGTCGCGTGTTGCCTATATCCAAAATGGTAAAGTTGCAAGTCGGGGACAGTAGCGAGATTTTTAAGAATAGCATAGGTCACTTTGGAATATCCTATGGTATTGTTATAATGCGTGGACACCCATACTAACTTCATTTTCTATACTATATGAAAAGAAGTTATTTATGCTTATTTTACACTGTATTTATCGGGATTACTTAAAATGTAAGATATTCCAGCAATAGCTTCTTTAAGTGCCTCATGGTGTGGATTAGTAATGGGCAAGTCACACCACATTTCTAACATCATGTTACGAACTGCAGTAAGAAAACGAATAGACACGGATGCTCTCATATACCCTATGTATATATTTTTATGAATTGGCTGAAAGGAATACCGCCGAGTTCACTAATAGCGATGGAGCAGTCACCGAGCCACTTGCGACATAATATACCCACATAGTGTATGTATATGTATTTCCCACTACACCAGTCGTATCACGATATGTTATAGGAGCAGAAAAGTTGGCATTATAGGTCTGGGCAGTTGAAACAGTGGGTGCTGATGTAAGAGGAAGTGTCACAAGAGCCGAGCCGTTTCTCAATATAACCGCATTTATAACGCAAGTGGCTGGATGAGTTGGTGTTGGAGCGATACTAAAATATAGAGATCCATTTATTGATATAGGAGCACTGTTTGCGTTTAACTGGTAAGTCATGGCCATTGAAAACTGTGCTGTTCCCGTCGTAGCAGTCGTTAGGGCTGTCGTGATTGAACGATTTGAATAAACGCTATAAGGCGGTTGATTCCATTTCCATCCCAATGTGCCACCTAACGCAGTCAGAACAAAGGCAGATGATCCAGACAATGTTCCATTTGCGACATCATACAGCCCCTTTGACTGTATATAGCCATTCGTCACTACGAGATTACCACTCGCTATACCTAACTTTGTTCCAACACCTATATCCGTAATATTAATAGACGCACCAGAACCGCTCATATTTATGGATGCCGAGACACCACTCATTGTAATACCGCCACTTGTTCCACTGAACGCTAACGAAGATGCTGTAGCCCCACTTATTGTAGCACTTGTAAAAATGGGTGTCACAGAGCCGTTTATTGTAAGTGTACCACTTACAAGTGAACAAGAACCCATATTTGTTCCAGATACTACCGATACTACTCCACCAGTAGCATTAACCGTATAGATCCCTAATGTGTTAGATACACTTATACCAGATCCAGCAATTAATGAGGTCACTCCAGCATTACTGATAGTTGTTGTACCACCCAATGTACTTGCAGATATACCAGTACCAGCAGTTATAGAGATTACACCATTGTTTGTCACTGTCACTGCTCCAGCACTTGCTGAAACACCCATACCAGATCCAGCAATTAATGAGGTCACTCCAGCATTACTGATAGTGGTTGTACCACCCACTGTACTTGCAGATATACCAGTACCAGCAGTTATATAGATTACACCATTGTTTGTCACTGTCACTGCTCCAGCACTTGCCGAAACACCCATACCAGATCCAGCAAATAATGAGGTCACCCCACTATTTGTTATTGTAACTGCTCCAGCACTTGCCGAAACATCCATACCAGATCCAGCAATTAATGAGGTTACACCAGTATTACTTATAGTAGCTACACCAGAGCTTGTTGAAGATGTTATACCCGATCCAGCTACGATAGATAATACGCAATTCGCCCATTGCAACGAACCGCCAAGGGTACTTGCAGTTAAAACTTGATATGCAGTACCAGCTGAACTCGTAGCATCCTCAATACTTTGCGTTAGGTTGATCGTAGGAGATGCCGATGTCCCAGTTAGTATTATATTGCGTCCAGCCGATACCAACCCTACCCCACTTTGAGCAGACCATATTGCACCACTGCCCGTAGATATTAGGGCTTGGCCAGATGATCCAGCCGATCCAGTAGTATCTAAATACGCTACTGGGTGTATATTATTTACATACAGCGTTGAAGAACTATTATTCCAGTAAAATGATGTAGTACCGGTTGCTATGAGTTTTCCAGCAGTAAAATCGTAAAAGGGTATGCTCCCATTCTGCAATATAGCATTTCCCACTTCCACTGATAATAGAGGAACGGCAGAAGTTCCACTTACAATAATATTAGCACCTCCGCCTATGCTTGTAACACCAGCCAGTGGCGACTGCCATCTAACCCCACTTGTTCCTCCCAAAGAAGTTAATACTTGCCCCATACTGCCAGTCACATTTACCGAATCTGTAATAGTAGGCGTGTAACCATCTCCAAGATTTAGATTTGTATAAACTTTTAGTTTCTTTACATATAATCTGTCGTTCGTCTGATCCCAATGTAGATTACCAGCAGTATCACATACAAATGTACCAGTACTCATATCGTAGAATGCGATGTTTCCATCTTGTGCATTAGCATTAAGAACATTAAAGTTAACAATAGGCTGAAGTGTAGCTCCAGTGATGTTGATATTTTTACCACCTATAACTTGTGTGACCCCCGATGGTAGTGCCGATCCTACATTCAGACTCACTTGTACTTGGGGATCTGAAATCTGTGCTAATGCCATTATATAATATACGCTGAAAAAAAACCATTATATTATTAGTAATGGAAAACACACTAGAAGCTACGGAAAAGGTTATTCAATATCCCTTATCTGATACTGATATAAATCTTGTTTTACAACCCCCAACCCATGTATTTATATATCCAGATCTTGAAATGATGAGTAGTATAGACGAAGCATTTGACTCGGAAGGCCGTTGTATAATGCTATATCCAGTAACATCAGAAACAAATGGACACTGGGTATGTATGATACAACGCCCCAATGAGATAGAGTTTTTTGATCCGTATGGTAAAGCACCCGACACAGAATTAGAATGGATGGGAAGTGCCTTGCGTCGTGATCTAAACATTGAGAAACCAGTACTGACACGACTTTTTAAAGAATCTGGTTATAAGATTACATATAATACGCATAAGTTTCAACATAATGCATCAGACATTAATACATGTGGTCGTCACTGCATTGTTCGCCTAATGTTTAAGAATCTTACTCTTGATGAATATGTTAAAATGGTAAAGGATAGTGGTTTACCAGCCGACGAATTTGTGAGTGGAGTTACATATCTGAAAATCCATAAATAACAACTTTTAAATATATAGCATAGTAGTATAATAGAATGTCATACACCTTTCGTTCATCGGTGGATCTCGTAGGCCGTGATAGTGAGCCAGATATTGTTTACTATAACGCTGATATAATTTCAGATGCAAATGATCCCACCTCACTTGGCCTTGACAAAGATCCTCCTATACGCTTCTCCGAGACTCGTACAACTCCATTAATAGGCGATATAAGTAAGTATATGTTTAGCATTGTTCGTTTTACTATGGATGGAGCTGGTAAGGATCTGCCCTTGTTCATTCCCAAGATAGATACTAATCAGTCAGATATTAATCTAACTACCTATTCTATTACATACGATTATACGGTTTATTATACCAATCCTACGACATTAGTGGACACCAGTGTAACCTTTACTGCCCAGCGTTTCGTAGTGTATTCCCCAGAGACACTATTTGCTCCTCTACCCAATCCACCTAATGCACAACTATCCGATGGCTCGTATGTAGGCCAAGACTTGCGTGGTCGTTACTACTTTGTGTATACCTACCAGCACTGGCTTAACCTTGTGAACACGACATTTAAATATGCATGGGACGACTCGCAACCGGCTGTAGTAGGGACATCACATCCTACACTATCAATTGTAGCCCAGTGGGATGCACACTGGACATCAATCGGCGGTACTGTTGGTAATCGCCCCACCCTTCGTGGAACTCCTCCATATATATCGTATGATAGATCGTCCGGCCTTTTTAGTCTTTATGGAAATGTATATAGTTTTGGGGACTCACTAACACCTCTAACTGCTCCCAGCGACTATACGGCATGGTCTTGGAATAATGGAAGTCCAGCCTATGCTACAAGCACGGTACAAGGTACTGAAATAATGACTCTGTACTTTAACACGAATATGATGGGGCTGTTCACCAATTTCACCAATTTTTATATAGGTGCTGAACTGCCCTACGGCAAGACCAATCAGATCATCTTTCAAAATCTACAGACAAATATCTCCCAGCCTCTCAATACATTATCGGCATTTTCTACTACAGCTGGAGCAAATCCTACAGTGTCGGCATCTACAATTTCATACTGGGTAATCACCCAAGACTATAATAGTACTTCTACCCTTTGGAATCCTATATCGTCTATTGTATTTTCTTCTACGATGATTCCTATATTCCCCGAGCAGACTGGAGTACCCTTAACCTATGGTGAAGGAAATAATAATGTGGCATCAGAATCCTCTTCGGCATTCACTCCAATTATTACTGATATTTCAGTACCTATGGATCGTGCCGATGACTATAGAGGATTTTTATCTTATACGCCCACTGGTGAATACCGGCTTTCATCCTTTACTGGGTCTCGTGCAGAGCTTCGTAATATTGACATCCAAGTATTCTGGAAAAATAGACTGAATAATCAGCTCTACCCGATCAGCATGTTCAACCTTTCTAGTGTTTCTATAAAGATGATGTTCCGCAAAAAATAGAAAAATAGGAATATTTAAATGTAGTGTATAATTATAAAAATGAGCGAGGCAGTTAAGAAATATTCTATCTACGACGATAGGGTGGTCCAAGAAAGTCCTTCGTTTGCAGTTGAGCGTGGTGCATTAAGTTTGACAAATGCCCCCTTTACAGCTCTGTCACAAACTGGGTCTCAACATACTTATAATGTGTCAGTTCCCAGTGAAGGCGTTTTTTGCGATAGAGCAATTGAGTGGACATCTACATGCTTCCTACAGTTCGTTGCCTCCCCTAATTCTTCTGCTGTAGGTGCTCCAGTTGTCGTTTTTGGCCGTGACTGTGCTTTAGCTCCCTTCCCTCTTCACACCCTTGTACAGACGGCAACTTGCACGATCAACGATGCGACAGTTTCAATGAATACTGGTGATGTACTCCGAGAGGTCATGCGTCTAACTGATCTTAACCGCAATCGCATCCAGCGTACTTGCCCCACGATGTTAGACTCCTTCGGCAACTACAATGATGCCTACCAGACCCAGCGTAACCCCCTTGCCGACTACTCTAACTCTGGTTCTCGTGAGGAAGTACCTAATGGTGCTTGGGGACAAGTTTTCTTCACGACTCCCAATGGTACAACCCTCGCTGGTAGTGGTACTTACACGGCCAATGTAGGAGCTACTCCCGTAACGGTAACCTTCACGAATGGTGTACCGGTACAGTCAGCTGGTGTAACGGCCTACCCCATTTTTGTATCCTTCCGTTCTACTGAAAAGATCATTCTTTCTCCTTTTATCTTCAGCGACATCTACGAGAATTCGGTTGGAATCTTTGGCGTACAGAATATGCAGTTTGTATTTAACATGACGAATCCCAGCCAGACGGCGATTGCTGGTCGTGTGCTTCGCTCATGCTCTAACATTACGACCATTTCAGCTCTATCCTATAACAATGGTGCTGTAGGTGGCTCACCCTTTGCTAACTCCCGTCTAAATGTGATCTTCTTAACTCCTCCGCTGTCAATTCCTCTTCCTTCAATGTCAATTTGTAGTTTTGCCGAGTACCCGAGATATGTTTCTAATCAGACTTTTGCGACCCCTCTTCTTGCTGGGCAGTCAACGCAAATTTCCTCGCAGACTTTGAGTCTCCCGTGTGTGCCAGACTTAATCGTCATATATTGCAAACCCCAGTCCTACCAGCCCACTGATGCTGATTGGTACTTACCCATTACAAATATCTCAATTAACCTAGATAATTTTAGTGGACTTTGCTCGTCATTAAGCACGGAGCAACTGTACTCCATCTCGGTAATGAATGGGTTAGAGATGGACTATAACCAGTGGCTCGGCTATGCCCAGACGGCTGTAGGCTCTGGTGCTACTCCTCCCTCAAGTGCGAAAGTCGGCCTCACTGGAGGTTTCCTTGTTCTCAAGCCTTCTCGTGATATTACGCTACAAGAAGGAGTTGCCCCGAGCATCGTCGGCAACTATAATTTGCAATTTAACTGCACGGTTAATAACTGGAATACATCAGCACCCGGTGGTATTTCAAGTGCGACGCTGTACATCGTGACGATCAATAGTGGGTTCTTCCAAACCGTGCGTGGCTCTTCTCGTGTCATCAAGGGCGTACTCAATGAGGCCGATGTTATTAATGCCCCTATTGCCCCCGCTGGTACTCACGCCAATCTTCAGCGTATTGTTGGTGGACGCAGTGCCTTACACAAGCTTGGCAACATCCTCTCCCGTGTGCGTGATGTCATGGTACATCCTATGGGTGGTAAGCCTACTGGAGGTGCTGAAGGTGGTAGTGCCGAGGGAGGTGCAAGATCTGGGGGTCGCCCTCGTGGTCGCACTGGACTTGCAAGTCGCCTAATGTAAAAATCCCCAAAATAAAATGTAAGATACTATTAAAATGGATAACAACGCTCCGACAGCCACTACTGGATGTTGGTGCAAGTGCCACACGCCGAAATGGCCGAGACGAGTAACTGGTACAACTGGTACGAATGAAATATCCACAATAAAATTTTCTACATTATTGAGTGGGGGAAGCCCCAGCTCGTACCCTCAAGTAGCAACAATAACCACTGTGGCTAATATGCCTTCTTTTTTAATGGGTTGATCTACTTGGTGAAATAGCAAATACTAATAATAGGTGTATACCTCTTATTACTATTTATTGAGCCTCTACCAAAGTATAGCAAGAGCAAGATTATTGGGCGAGTACTTATCGTCACGCCAGTTACCCTTTATAGCTTCATGCGATTTATGGAATACATTCCGTTTTTGTAAGGCAGTCCCCTTGTCTACTTTTTTCAAACGCTCTAAATGCTTCCAAATGAGAAAGTCCCCATACTGAACACGACCAAACATTCTAACTACTCCATTCGGCGTTGTAATACGCAGTTTATGGGTAGGGTCATTTGCGAAATCAATAGCTTTAGGATCATAACCAGCCTTACGAGCAACCGCACGAGCATCACGCAGATACTTCTTACAAGAATACCCATCGGCTTCTAACTGCTTCTTAAAAGCACTACTGCAACTGCACTCGCCATAGGGTTTACCACATGTACCACGGCCAAAAATAGAGCCTATACTGTGGGCCTTTAACTTCTTTGTGGCTTTTTTGAAAGGGTTCAGATAGTTTATACCAGCGTTTGCGACATCGTCCAGCCACTTTACACCAGTATTTACGAACTTCGGCTCAACCAATGGTTTATCAACAACTTCTACATTAGTAGCATTCTTTGTTAGAAGATTATAGAGTGGATCTTCTTTGTGCGATATACGAGCATTTCTAGTGTCCTTATAGTGCTTGGGTTGTACTGCTGGATTGAATGAAACTCCCTCTTTTAATAATCCATCTTCAATAAGCGTATCTACTATAGCACCTCCCAAAGAATGACCAACTCCATAAAAAGTAGCCGTAGGATAGGTCTTATGGAGAGCTTCTACGATTTCTTTATCTTTCTTGTATCTTGGTGTATTAGACAAGTTGCTAAATATTATAGACGCATCAGCTCCCAAATCAATAGTATCGGTTACTTCAGTACCACGCACTGCAACAATAATATCATCTTTATGTTTATAAGCTTTGATGCTTGGAGTGTTTAGTACTAAATCCCATACGCCTATAGTAGATGAACCACGAGGCTTATATGCTTCTTCAGCCATACGACCAAGTTCATTATTCCCTTCGGGAACAGCTCCACCATGTAGTTTACCACTATGCTTTGCTATTGCGACAGCAGACATCTGTTTACGAGCATTCGCTAATGTAAGGGGCTTTTGCGATAGAAATGTACCATCTTGCGTACGAATGCGAAACCCATCTGGAAACTCTACTATATCATAGGGCATTCTATTACAAAAGGAGAGAATTATTTTAGTTCTTTTTATAATGTAGGGTATGTAGGGTAATGTAGGGTAAATCGCAGAGTTTAGGCTTCGGGAAAAAACCCAAAAAACAGTCCACTAGAGGGAATCTACGATTTACCCTACATTACCCTACATTAACCGAGTAGTGTTTGAAAAAATGTGTACTGGAGGCCCAAAAGCCGAATCTGCGATTTACCCTACATTGAATACTTTTATTTTATTTGTAGCTCTTGTACCTTCTCTTTGCGTACTAATCCCATATATACTGCACCACTCGCTATACGATCGTGGTCTATTCCGTTAAAGGACAACATCTGCTTGAACCATCTACTGTCGCATTTATCCTTATTCTCGTCTGCCATATAATCGCTCATTAGTAAGGAGGATTGTATAGTATCCTCCTTCTTGTTTGTAATGGTATAGTGCTTGGCCAACCAGAATTTTAGAGGGTTGTTATCATCCATACACGCTCCAGTAGTCGCCTTAACGCTCGTGGGTTGTATAAGATGCTTGGCATCCTTAACATGCTTGGAGTATACTTCAGTTAGTAGTAGTATAAACTCGTTACGCCAAGCGTCACTGATAGCTTTGACATTTTTTATATCGGGATCGCCTTTTCGTTCGTGAGGCTCTTTGGGATCGGCTACATACGAGTGTGGGAATCCTACTACTTCCATACGACGGCCCAATCCTAAATCTATCTTACTAAACTTGGGTATGTCGTTCATCTGAAAGAATGGCTTGTACATCGGCTTGAACTTGTATATATGCTTACTATTCAGCGTACGACATTCCATAGGATCACCTCCACTAATCTTCTTTAGTGTACTTACTTGCAGTCGTTCAGAAGATTCTGGCTCGGTAGTCATCATAATACGACAGTTTCGTGCTTCCACTAATGCTGGTACTGGTTGGTCTACTCTTTCTCGTATCTTTGTAAATAGGCTCATTTCGGCTGGGTAGTAGTACTTACCGAAAGATACTCGCATTAGGTCGGCTATAACCCCCTTGCCATTTCCGCCCTTTCCAGAGAATATATAAAACTTCTCAAACTTGTTATAGCCTAATAGGGCAGAGGCTAAAATTTTCAGTAAGTACTCGGTAGTCTCGGCATCATCATGTAGTCCCGTTATAAATTCTTCTACTTCCTTGCGTATTTTTGGTACACTCTTGGGTTTTGCATACCCAGTCGTGGTACATATCATATCTTGGGGTGTTATGGGTCTAAATTCTCCCTTTTGTAGATCGTAAAGGCTATCTGTAAATGCGAATAGGTAGGGATTTGTATCTATACGCTCTTCTAGTGTAGGATCGTTATAGTAGGTATCCAGAAAGCTGATAACTCCACTACAGAAGTCGGCACTACCAAGTGTCTTGTAAGAGGCGTGTATTAGCTTTATCTTCTGGTCACAAGCGTCTTTTAGAGTTGAGTGCTTATCCTTGTCTGCAGTCTGACTTGCGTCCTTTGCGAACTTGGTTAGTACCGCCTTCTTTGTATCTAAACATAGTTGCTGGAAGGTATTGCTAATATCACCCTTGATACCACTTGGAGTTGATTTTTCACTTCGTGTCCATATATTATTAGGGTTTAAGCTATACCACCCTAAATGCTCGTTATATACATACTTGTCTGGATTTATATTGTAAAAGTACTTGGCTACATCGTTGCTATTTAGTAGTTGTAGCATATTTAGGAAGTCTTGGCGTGTCTCCATTAGCTCGTAAAACTTTGTTGGATTATGCTTCTTTAGCTTGTGCCATAGTGTAGCCTCTGTTAGTTGCTTGGATCTCTTATCAGTAAATGTACCCCACTTCTTGGCACAAGCTCCAGCCTCATATTTTACATTAGGCCTATTACTAACTTCATCCCAGTCTGCACAAGTTAGTTTCTTATTATAGAATATAATACCTATATCTAACCAGTCTTGGTAGTTGGATATTACTGCGTTTGGTAGTGCCTTCACTATTGTTACTAATTCATGTTCCTCTATAGGCTTTGGCTCTGTACTTGTACTTGCAGAGGGTACTTCGCTTATACTATCGCCTACATCCTCGTCTTCATCTTCTTCTACTAAATGTTGCAGTATAGTATTTTGCTTTGGTACTGACTTAACCGTATAACCACCATCCAGACCATCCAGATAATCTACTACTTCTTGTGGGATCTCTTCTAATTCATCTTCCATCGGCTCTTTTATCCATTTGTAGTGGGCTATTACTTCGCCCTTATGGTGTAGTTGACTCGGTTGGCAGAATGTCAAACCACCATGATTGCGTATGTCTAAATTATATTTTTTATTTGCAGTCTGCTTTATCTTATCAGTGTACTTGTATACATAATGGAAGCCCTTGCGGGTTTTTGCGACCATCGTACATCCTATCATTAAATCCATTAGCTCCTTTGCGGTTTCGGTATTAGGGTCGTCTATATCTATTACGCTACATCCACCTCGCTCACCAGTCACGAAGGCGTAATGTGTACCAGCTTTTAGGTTTGCTATGCGGTTACTTTCTGTCTTCCACTTCGCCATCGTAGCTTTCTTTTCCATTTTTCCAGTATTCTTGTCCTTTTCTGCGTATAGGCGTACACTTACTAACTTGAAGTTGAGGCGTTCGTATAAGCTAAATACCTCTTGACCATCGTGCCACATCTTACCTTCTATACTACCAGCTGGGGTCTTTATTTCTGCAACAGTACGCACCGGGGTCTTAACGGCATGTTGAGTGGTTGGCATCCTCTTATAATATACTATGAGAATATTATTTAGGCCGTTTCCGTAAATAACTTTTTTACCAGCCGGACGAATCAATTTTTATAGTAAGTTTTTTACAACCGGATGAGTCAATTTTTTTGGTTTGAGATATTTACCATTCTCTATAAGATTATTAATCTAAAGTAATTAAGTATAGCATAATAAGACTTAATTAATAGTAAAAAAAATATTTTTTTTACTATTAATTATCACATAGTAATATTTAGTTAATTACATTAGAGTAAGAAATGAATAACTTAATGTAAAAATGTGTTAATGTAAATATCTAAATCTATACTATTAATAATCATAATTAGATATAAATAATTCTTTTCTATTATTCTTCCCAATAGATTGTTGTCCAATACTTTTTAGAGTAAATCCTTTTATTTTATAACCTTTAAAAATCTTACGGATTAATGGCGAATCATTAATAGATAATAACCAATACCCTTGCACCTTATCTAATAATTCTTTCATTTTTGTATATTGTATACTATAATTGTCATATATTCCTTTTGACAATTCATAAGGAGGATCTAAATAAAAAAATGTAGTAGGACTATCATATTTTTCTACTATTTTTTCATACGATTGATTATAGATTTTTGTATTCTTCATTCGCTCTTGGTACATATCAATATTCTTTAATTTTGAATACGGATTGGCTGATGTATATACTGTCCCACTCGGTTCAGAACTAAAACCATTACAAAAATAAATAATATGTTTTATAAGTTGGTTTTTTATTGTGTTTCGTGCTTTATCATAAAAATTTTGTAATTTTTCTATAGTATCCAGATCTTTAGGAAAGTTTCTCTGGTTTACTTTATTTAATAATTCGTACCCATACATTAAATCACTATCTAAATCATTAATAACTTCTATCTGACTTGGTTCTTTTGCGAAATATACTGCACCTCCCCCAAAAAATGGTTCTACATATATTGTATGCTCGGGTATGATTTTTAATATTCTATCTACCATACTTCTTTTAGAACCAATACGACAATAAAAGGGCTTCATTACTATACATGTTTAATATTTTATTTGTTAGAAATCAATAGATAGATCAAAGGCCATTGTATCATCATGTCGTTCTCTTATAAATCCATATTCACTAACCTTATTCTCAAAGAAATTTGTCTTACCTTCAAGGCTTATTAACTCCATGAAACTAAAGGGATTGTTAGCCTTGTATATCTTTGGTGTACCTAACTGCACGGCAAGACGATTCGCTACAAATTGTATATACTCTTTCATTAACTCATCATTCATTCCAATCAATCTTACTGGTAATGCTTCTGTTATAAATTCAATTTCTATTTCTACACCATCCTTAATAATCTGATGAACTTCGTCAACTGACAATTTATTAAATTGTTTATAGTATTCCACTGCAAACTCGCAATGTAATCCTTCATCTCTTGCTATGAACTGGTTACCTAACCCAAGTACTGGACAGACTCCACGAGACTTTAACCAGAATATAGAGCAGAAAGCACCACTAAAAAATATTCCTTCGCATACGGCAAAAGCAATTAAACGCACACGAAAGTCATCAGACGACTTGATGTATTTAAGACACCAGTCTGCCTTCTTTCTAATTGCTGGATAATGGATGATAGCATTAAATAGATCATCCTTCTCATTCTTATCTGTTATAAAGCTATCTATCATGTTCGCATAGACTTCGCTATGTATTCCTTCAATCGCAATTTGAAATCCATAGAACAACTTGACTACTGCAGATGGGCTTTCAGCGTAGAACCGCAATGCAAGGTTTTCGGCTACAATACCATCTGATCCAGCAAAGAAAGCTAAAATATGTTTGATATAGTATCTTTCATTTTCTGTTAAGTTTTCCCAATCAGTCTTGTCTCGTTGCTGAACTTGAACTTCACCAGACACCCAGAATGATGCTACAGCCTTCTTATATAGGTCATAAAGTGGTCTGTCCTTCGCTTCAATCGGTAGGAGGCAATAGGACATTCTATTGTCTCGGGGTATTTTTATAAATCCATTCGTTCTGATGCTTTTTTAAAGTACTCATCATCCTTTTCTATACCAATTGACTCTATATTCATGTCATAGGCAGTAAAGCAACTATTAAATGATCCAGCTGTAGGGTCTAATAATGAACCTTCTGGCGGACAATACCGTTGTAATAGGAATCTATATAATTCTACTGGTTTCTCTGTTGGATGCCCATCCTTGCGTTTCTTGTTTGCAATAGATAAAACTGATGTAGGGCATCGCTCACCAGCAATAGTCGTTCCCGTATTAGGCATACCAGCAATAGGTAGGAAGTTAGCTGTGCTTCTACCACCACCACCAGCTGGAAAGTCACCCTTAATATTGATGCGTCTATAATACGCTTTCTTCTTTGAAAATACATAGATCATTTCATGAGAGGCCATGGGCTTAATATTAGCTGATAGAAACCCTACAGCGTTTGACTTGTTCCATACAAGATCATAGCGAAATTCTTTCTCATTACTCTTAATCAGATCATATCCAAATTTCGTATTGCAGAACATCAGACATGGCGAATTATCATTCTTACGCAATCTGCGAATCTCTTTCCAGAACTTATCCAAGTCCAGAGGAATGTCCCAAGTCAATTTCTTTCCAAATTTATTTCCCAAATCCACTCCAGCCTTGTCTATTACTCCATTATATGACTGGGAAGACAAGCATCCATAAGGTAGATCACATATAAAGCAATCTATTGATGCGTCGGGAATTTCTTTCATTACTTCTAAACAATCTCCTTTCATTAATGTTAGTGACATTCTACTAATGTAAAAACATTTTTTGGTAAATATTTATTGTGTAAAAAAGTAGTTGGGGTACTAATATGGATTATTTTTTAGGGGTTAATGTATATACTTCCTCATACGCTGTTCTGCTCGGCGAATAAGAAAATGTACTACCAAGATGACGAGGACTGTAGGGACTATAGTAACCACCTACGATAGATCGTGCCGTCACAAGTTTCACTGAATTCTTGCGTGGCTTCTTTCCAACTACATCTTTTTCGTAATAGAAGTCTTCGCCAACTGGTATTATTTTCATACTTTGGTCTGCTGGAAGCTGTGTAGTCTCTTCTACAAGATCCACTGGGATTGTTATATTATTAATGGCTTCTTTGGGGATTGCTTCGGCCTCTAATCGTTTCATAACTAATGCTTCTACGCTCGGAGGCATGGGTATATCATTATCAATTCCTCTACGCAAGTCCTCAAATAATGTAGTGTCACCAATTCGTTCTGCAAGTTCTACCGTGGATCGTAACAGTGTGGAATTAAATAAATGATTAGTAGGTGTAGTGTTAGGAACTTCCTTCGCCTTACTACGCTTACTACCTCCTTCCATAAACACTTTAGAAGCACTCATTTCTATACAATAAGAGATAAAAAAAAAAGCTCTTATTCTAATGTAGGCTGATGTAGGATAAATCGCAGACTTTTGGGTATGTTTGATTTATCCCCTCACATGTAGAGTGGACTTTACGATTTACCCTACATTACCCTACATACTTTTTATAAAGTGCGTTCGCAATTTTTCTATTCTTAATCTGCTGGTCTTGATAGTACTTATGCATCTTATATTGTCTATACTCATTATAAAGTATTGAGAATATAGCACCAGCCATAGCACCAAGCATTCTAGTCTGATAGATGGCTATACTTTAATTTTACTGCAAGTTCCTTATCGTCAGACTTGTACTCCATTTCACTAATAGCATGTAGCATAGATAAATAGAACTTGGTCATGGACTGCGATATTAAAAAACCCTTATGCTCCATAATCTTCTTGTATGCCGACTGTAGATCTGGCATTTCTACCTTCTTTCCGTACTCGTGCATAAGCTTCACAAGCTCAAGATAGTCGTCCATAATACTATTCAGCAGTACTGAAGCTGGTACAATGTCGTTATTGTCGGGAGTCAGAAACTCTTGGATGGGGTTGATCGTCATTTATATAATTACCGTAGATTTTCTTTTTTTCCATTTTTTTATTTTTACTCTTTTGCGTATTTTAGAGCCTCATTTACAGAATGCCCCATCTCTTCAGCAGTATCCTTCATGTCCTTAATATCATACTTGTTAGATAGGAAGATATGACGAAGCATTGATGAGCCTATCTTTTTGCCAAGGCACTTATTAAGAATTCTTGTAATGCTATTCACAGCCGTCAAGGGTGAACCATCCTCATAGGTTAGGAAGCGAAACTCGGTATTCTTTGTAATCTTTGTCTTGTTAAGAGGGTGGTGTTTAAGATACTGGTTAATAGCTACCATAAGGCGTTCGTTTCCACTCAAGTCTACAATCTGCTGTCCGTACTTCTTGGCCGTCTTGTACTTGTTAAACACCATCTTCTTCGTGGCCATGTCAAGGTAGTTCTTATTAGTATCCATCTTATCATTCCACTTGCCGACTACATACATATCAGCATAGTCTGCGTTTCGTCTTGGAGCAATAAGCGTATACAAGGACAATAAGAGATGGCATAGGAGTTCGCCATACTGCTTTGGTGTTATAAGCTTGTTATTCGCAAATCCAGCTACATCAGTACCCTTTGACTGCAGTATCTTTTCAACATCAGCCCAGTCCATCCAGTTCTCCTTTTGCTTCACAGTCTTCTCATCAGTCTCTTCCTTCTTCATGTCGGAAGCTTTGGCCATCATGGCATCGTAGTAGTGCTGGTAGATCTTCTTGTAGGTGGCCTTATCCTTGTAGAGCGACAGTACACTTACAATAGAGGATAGATAGGTCTTCTTGGTATTGTCTGAATATTCGGCAAGTAGCCCATCTATTATATCACTATTCTTAAGAAAGGCAAGATTATTAAATGGTTGTTTACCATTTAGTGTCCATAGATTCTTAATGTAGAGCGATGCACTACTTTCGGCAAGTTCTTTTTCTGCGACAAGGTTCTTTCCAAGTTCAACCATAAAATCAGATACACGCATGGTCATTTATATTATTACTTTAGATTTTTTATTTTTCATTTGTCAATTTTTACCGGACGATCATTTCCAAACAGCATTTCACGAGTTTTCTTATCCATGTGTTCGTATTCACCAGTTCCAAGTAGATCGTAGGCAATTGTAGCTATTTCATCACTGGGATCATGAAGTAGTAGTGCTTCCAACATTTCACGATTGTGTTTTATCTTACGAGTGTTGTAACGCTTTCGTGCCAGTTCGTTGCGACGCTCTTTGAAATCCATATAATAATAGTCTATAAAAAAAATTGACTATTAGTATAATAATGGCCGATGCTTCTGCAGAAATCCCAGCCTATATTGCGATAGGTATAAGTATAGGTACTCTTGTACTTGGAATAGTCAACCATAAGCGTATCAGATCTTCGTGCTGTGGAAAGACTATGGATGCTTCCCTTGATATTGAAAATACCACACCTCAACAATCTAAACCACCTCCTCCACCTATCCTAACTTCCATACCTCCGACAAATTAAGTAAAAATAAAATATTTACATTATAATATAAATGTCAAAGCATGTCTCCAGATTACTGTTTTCGCATACTCGTAATATATATGTAGAGCTATATAAGCATCATATAGTTTACAATATACCTATATATAACGATATGGCAACTTCCAAAATTATAGATATACGGCACACGAGCCATGATCTTATTCTAACTGTTAAAAGGGACGATATGCCCCTACTGCGTTTCGGTTGTGAAAATAACTTATCTACGGCAAGTATAGAAGATGCCCCGACTCGTAGCTCCAATGAGACTTGTAGCAAACGGAATGGAGACTTTGAGTCAGAGTGGCGACTCGCCTAACATAGTTATTTTAGTGTCACAACACCTTACAAAGGTAAAGAAAAATGTACGCAATCTAACAAGAGAAGAAAATGTTAGTATAGGTCAGAAAAATGAAGACGCAATATCCCACATTTTAGAATATTATTTTAAGTGTGACCTATACAAGGACGATGATAAGTATGCCAAGTGTGACTTTTATAATAATGAAAGTATAGCTGATGCAACTGTTGGTGTAGAAGTTAAGGGCCGTGTAGATATAGCACACAATCTCTACTGGACTGGCTTTGTGGATGTACACAAGGTAGAGGCACATTTAGAAGGTAAGACTTATAACTATACATTTATCTATAACGACGGCATATACTATATAGAATATAATAAGGATAAGTTTAACTCATATAGGATTAACGAAAACTTTACTGAATGGCGTGATGATGTAGGTCGCTATGAAAACAGTCCCAAATATGAAGTGCCTTACAAGGATATGACTCTTGTATGTTTATTTAATAGTAAGTAGCTTGGAAGCCTTTGTATGCTTTATGCCAGTATGGACTTTTCCATCTGACATAATGTGGTAGTTTCCCTTGTACACCTTACCATTAGGATGGTATAGACGCAGAATTGGCTTTGCACCACCTTGCGTAGTAGGTTCATCGGCATCTTCTTGCTGGATAAGCTCTACATCAGTTGGAGGCGAACCTTCTTTAGGAAATACAACATTCATAATTTCAGTCTGCTTGGCTTCTGGTTTTATATCCTTCTTAAGACGCACTGGAATATTTGATGTGGGATCAGTCTTACTTGCATATAGTAGTTGGCGTACTAATGCTCGTTTAATCTGCTTTATGATAATCAGTACCGCTATATACGCCTCCTTCATACTTTGTAGTGTTTCTAAAGCCCCTTCGGCATCAGAGACTTCTTCATTAGGATTTTCATCAGTATCTACTTCATTTTCTAAATTATCCATACGCTCTTCTAATGCTCCTTGATTGTATTCTTTAATAAACCCATAGAGCTTGATACGCTCCTTAACCCATGCGTCTAGTGCGGTTTTCAGTTCAGTTACGATGGGTGTATCAATTCCTATTTCCATGGCAGTATTTTCAGCATCAGCATAATCTCGTGCTGTTTCAGCTTCCAATTTATCAAGAGTTCTATTTAATTGTGACATTGATTGGGGAAATGTCAATAATGATGAGCGATTCGCCTTTTCTTCGGCCGTCAGATCATCCTTTGCACCACCAGAAACACGCTTATAACGATTAATTGTAGGTTGTGATAGTCCAGTATCTTTCGCTATATCACGCTCTGACTTATTGGGATTCATCTTCATCCAATTGCGTACTGCTTCTTTTATATTGGCCGATTCATTCTTAACTTGTCCCCAAGTCTTGGCTGGTTTGGCTTTATATGTATCAACATACGCTCCCATCAAATTATCACTCGGATTGGACATTTTATTTATATTAAACTTTCCGATCTTCTTCTTTGGTGGTTTGGGTGTATAGTCTTTACGAATCTTTCCACTATCTTTGGCAACCATTGCCCTAATATAACCAGCCTCTTTAGCTCCCTCACCTAATATGTTATTCATTCTACTATGTACAATATTTAGAATTAAAATAATTAATATGTTGTATACTAATATAGAATGGCCACAATAATCGGAGGATGCTCACATTGTGGCGGTAGTGGAATGAATGGTTCTGGAATTAGTGGTGGAGCAAGACGGCGTAGACATCACATGCTCCAGAGTATGGAAGGCGTAGATACACGCCGTCAGAATGCAACAATTGCTGGATTAGAGACTATACCTCTCCCTAATGTTCCTCTTGCAAGAAATGTAGGGGGTGGAATGGGCCATCGTGATCAAGCTGTGCGAATGGAACATCGTGATCGTGCAAGACTTCGTGCTATTGAAGATCCTCGTTTTAGTCATCTTCGTGGCGAAGGGTCATCCGGAGGCGGTTGGTGGAGTGATCTTAAGGCAAAGATCGCAAATGAGTTCACAAATCCTAACTCTAAACTGCGTGGTGAAATTCTGCCCAAGGTTGGAAAGGAAGCTCTCAAGGTTGCTCGTAGCAAGGTAGAAAGTGTAGGAAATGTTCTCGGTAAGAAGATAGGTGTGGATAATCTCGGGTCTATGGCCGACACGGGCTTAAAGGCGGTAGGTCTCGGCAAGAAGCGTCGTCCTCGTATGCGTCACAGCCGTCTTCCAGCCAAGCACCTACAGATGGCAAGAGAGTCTGGTCATGCCTACAGCAATGATGGTAAGTGGTGGGTAGGCGAAACCCCTATGAGTGAAGCTGATCTACAGACACATGTGGCTCGTGGTGGCTCGTTTTGGGATGGCGTTAAGAAACTTGCTCGTCGTGCTATAGCTCCCGTAGGAAACATGCTTGGGGCAACGGTAGGCCTACCCTTTGCTGGTACAGCTGTAGATGCTGGACTATCCCTTGCTGGTTATGGAAGTCAGCGTCGTCAGATGGCAACACTACCTATAGCTCGTCGTCACAATCGTGGTGGTGCTGGTGAAGATTCCATGTCTGATATGGAGGGTAGTGCAAGTTATGCTCGTACGGCTGAAGCAAGGCACAAGGAGTCCCCGAGCGGTGGTGCAAGACGACGACGAGCCCCCATGTCAGCCTCTGATGGTCGTCGTAAGCGTAATGAAATTGTGCGTAAGGTAATGGCCGATAGGGGTCTCAAGATGATAGAAGCGTCTCGTTATGTAAAAGAAAAAGGACTTTACTAATGCGTTCACTGGGGCTAAAATTAATATGTCCGGTATTAGTAGAAAATGTCTGAACCAGTCAAGCTTTCAAAAGAGGAGCGTAAGGCCAAGCGTGAAGCAGAAAAGAATCGCCCCAAGCGTCGCTATATCAAGAAGAGCGAACAATTAAAGGGTATTAAGATTTCTAACGAAGCAGTGATCATTCGCTTTGATTAATGATAATACTTTACATTTTTTCTATGTATACTATATATAGACAAGATGGCACGACCCAGTCAAGCAATTACATTTCCAGAGGTGTTCATCAACAAGTATGGTGATGCTCGTGGGTTCTTCCCAAGCTCTGTGGGTACTCCTATAGATATTATGAAAGGTACTGATGAACATGGATGGTATAAGGATTCTGTGAAGACGGCGATGGATCGTGTAAATCAGATAGCATCTTCTAAAAGAAACCTATTGGCTGGTGTACGCCCCTTCCAAGCTCTAAATCTTAAGCGTAATGCTGGAGGTATAGTACCCTTTGGTACGAATAGTATTGGTGGACAGTTTGTAGGCGAACCCTTCATGTCGTCTCGTGGGGAACTGCGTGGAGGCATTATGTTTACAAAGGCTGGGCAAGACTATATACAAGATCTACTCAATCAACGCCAACGCCAGTATGCAGAAATGGCGGATCGCACTGTGCGTGAACAGCCTACAGCGTTTACCGATCCCACACTTGGCAAGGAACTACTATCGCAAGTCATGCCCCTATATTATACATTATTGGATGACCTACGCACCCTTACAGTTAAGAGTGCAACATCATTCAATAGCTTCTGGGCGATGATGCTTTCAGTAATGCCCCAGCTCGGTTCTAACTTTCGTTCTAATCTACTGGAAATTGCTGATACACTTGGTGAGGCTGTATTCGGAGCGGAACGAAAGGTTAAGGCTATTAGAGGGGACAAGCGTTATGACCAGCTATTTGCCATCAGTGGTCGCATCCTAAAAGCTATTGAAATAATCCGTCTCTACTGTGGTGGGGCTTTACAATCTACTCCAGCCCCTATTGATGAGGTAGGACAAGTCCGCAAAGATGCTCTTGACATGATTGTAAAGGAGACAAATATGAAGATGCCAGTAAGTTTCCAAGATCGCACTGATGCACTCGTTAGACGCATTATAGAAGAGGGTCTTGATGTAGATTTTGGTGTTGGCGATTACATTGATCTTGAAGATACTCGTGCTGAACAAGCGAATAGAGCTGAAACCGCCCCTACTCCAGTGCGTAGGGAGGCGAATCCAGTACAAACCCCAGCGAGTGAAGAAGGCCTTACGCCGTCAGAGGTACGCAGTACAATAGGACAAGGTAGACGGCCGAGACACCATCGTCGCAAGAACGCTCACAATGAACGCATGTAGGGTAAATCGCAGACTTTTTGCAATGTAGGGTAAATCGCAGATTCGGCTTTTTAGCCTCCAGCACACATTTTTTAAAACACTATTCGGCTATGTAGGGTAATGTAGGGTAAATCGTAGATTCTCTCTAGTGGACTATTTTTTGAGGTTTTTCCCGAAGCCCAAAGTCTGCGATTTACCCTACATTACCCTACATACCCTACATTCACCCTACATTCATTAATTAAATAATAAATAATCTTGTTATATAGAAGAGATGCGTATAGTCGCTAAAAAGTACCCAGACAATTATAGTAATGATGTAATGAATGTGATCCGCACTATGTCATTTACTAATGGTAGAAATGTAAAACTTGTTGGCTCATATACTATCCGAAATCAAGCGTATGCTGGGGATATAGATGCTCTGGAGTTCGTAAAAGTTAGATCTATTGCAGACTGTGTGAAGCGTTTTCAAAATGTCGTTAAGAATACTTCTGAACTCCCAGTGACCTTTATAGCCGATATAAAGTGTGGATCAGTTGATGAGTGGAAGGTAGTTCCCGACGATGCGATCATCAAAGACGGCCGTGTTGTAGGTTACGATAGAGATGCTATACTACAAAAAGTAAAGCATCTATATGAGACGAAGATTATAACTGAAAACCAATTTATTATAGCTAAAAGAATGCTCCGACCTACTATAAATGCTGTTGAGTTCTTGGCACTACGCAAGGAGCTACGCTACAACATTCTACGCTGGTCGCTAAAGGAAATAAGCGATGGTTACAAGGTACTACAAGATGGGCGACACTATTCTTTGGCACATGGTGTTAGTTCACCAACTATAACAAAGATGGATGTAGTATCATGGGTAAATCGTGGTAGTTTTACAGACTTTGAAATGATATATGAGTTTGAAATGAAGAAAAAGATTATTAATAGTGGCCTACGAGACTTGGATATAGCTATAAAGGAAAGTATTTTATTAATGCGTCGTGAGGGGAACTATTTCAAAATGGCGAAGCGAATGTATGCACTTGCTCGGTACTATGACTACAAGCATGATCTGATGCCCCTTAATGATCTCTTTATAGGGGACTTGGGTAGAATATATAGTATATTTGGCGATGCGAACACACTAAAATTCCTAATAGAAAATGTAAACAGCCTACCTAAAGAAAAGATGTTGATGGAAATTGATCAATTCACGAACCGTCTTTCTAATGTAGTTATACCAACCTACTTGCGTAGGGAGAAAAGGGTAATGGCTATATTGAAGCGTTTGAGGAATAAGGAGATTCTTAAACACAATAGTGCTACGATGGTAAATCTACTGGATCAGCTACGCTTTGAGCTTTATTCCGTCTTATCTAACTATGCTCTACGATACTTGAAGCAAAACCGACTTTACCCTCTTGCTTCCAAATATTTACCTTAATTTCGTGCTTTTTAGCATGTAATTTTAAAACATAAATAACTTTTAAAAAAATATCCCCTACTATTATAACAAATGCCATCTTTATCATTCACAAGTGCTAAAGATGGAACGCCAGTTGCATTAGTAAAGGGAGGTGATCTTGATGGCCAGATTCTGTCAGTATTCATAGACGATAAACCTAATAAGCCTTCTAAAAAGGAAATTGAAGCCATACGCTATACAAAGGAGCTAAAGGGACTGAAGCCGAATGAAAAAGTTGCAGTATTCAATCGTCTATCTGAAGCAAAGGAGCGTGGAATTCCTCCAGAAATGCTGGTAGAAAGTGATAGTATAAAAAGTCTTTATAAACGAATATTGTCCGACAGCAACAATGATAAGACGATTAATCTACCAGATGATAGTAGCTTTCACCTAATACCTAATCCAGACCCAGAGAAGCGTAGCGTCTACTATATAGCTGGAGCAAGTGGTAGTGGTAAAAGCTACATTGCTCGTGGATTAGCAGAAGGCTATAAGAAACTATTTCCCGATCGTCAGATCTACCTCATCAGTAAACTCAAGGAGGATTCCACATTAGACACCATGAAGATAGGGCGACCTCTACGAATTGATGTACAAACCTTAATAGACAACTACCCGAGCATAGATGAATTTAAAGATTGTATGGTTATATTTGACGACTATGATTGTTTTACTGGTAAGGAGGGAAAGGTTGTCCAGCAATTAATAGACGATCTGTGCATTACTGGAAGACATAGTAACACAAGCTGTCTTTTTTTGACACATTTCATAGTCAATTATAAACGCACAGTTTTGATGTTAAACGAATCCATGTACTACATTGTATACCCACAATCTACATCTTTTGCATCTTTAAAATATCTCCTATCTACCCGAGTCGGAATGGCAAAAGAAGAAATACAAGGACTACGACGAATGGGTCGTTGGGTTTGTATCTATAAAAACTATCCACAGTTCTTGATTAGTCAGCATACTGCAAAGTTGCTCCACCAAGAAAAATAAAAAATCTAAATATTTAAATGTAGGCTATAATTATAAAATGTCTTTGAGCCAGATTAAGAATGCTCAAGTTCAGTCTAGCCTCAATGTAAGCGGTGGAGGCGGTGGTAGTGGAATAGTTACTGGCCTTGTTGGCAATGCTGGGGGATCAGTTCCTACGACTGTAGCCCAGCCCAGCGTGACTGGTGCTGGATCTGTAACAGTATCTTCATCTGCGAGTGGACTTGTCATTACTGGTGTAACTGATGGTGTAAATGGCCTTCTTGGTACGGCTGGTGGTTCAGTTGCTACTACTGTAGCCCAGCCCACTGTTGCTGGTGCTGGTGTAGTTGCTGTATCATCTACTACGGCGGGACTTACGATTACTGGCACGGCTGTGGGTAGTCTACTCGGTACTGGTGGTGGTTCAGTGGCTACTACGGCAGTCCAGCCCAGTGTTGCTGGTTCTGGAACAGTATCGGTAGTGTCCACTGCGACTGGTCTTACTATCACTGGTACGGCGATTGGTGGCAAATATACGAGTGGCACTGCAACTGGCTCACGAGCGAATGGCCCACTTAATTCGGGAACAGTGACTGTTCCCCTATTTAATGTACCCAACGCATTAATATCTGGTGCGTACTATAATGTGAAGGTATCGCTGGGAACGCCAATATTCACAGTTGTCTCTACTTTAACCCCCATAGATTGGCTATGCACACCCTTCGTCGGCACTTCAGCAACAGAAACATTCCCCACTTCCGGTTCAACGACACTCTTTACTATTGCTGGTGCTTCTGCACCAGCAGTGAAAGTTCCTATTAATGGGGGAGTGAACCAATGGTTTGGTACAGTCAACTATCCATGGGATGTCATGACTGAAAGAACACTGTTCCAAGCGTCCAGTACGACCCTTTTTGTTAATATGTATCTGACTTCTTTAGGAGGAGGAAATGCCTTCCCAGACGCAATAAACTGGTCGGCACTATCTTGCCCTTACCAGATCGTAATCACCCAAGTCATACCGGTATAATTAGGCTCTTAAACTCGCCCAATGCAGTCTCCCAAGTAATATCCACGACTGGTTTTTCCTTCCCTTGAACATCTGTAAATGCTTGAGCGAACGCTTCTACACTTGTAGATTCCGTTATAGCACCACACATATCGTCATAGTTTCTGTGCCGTATTATTGTGGGTTTTAGAAGTACAGCTGTACTATCGCTCAAGAATGAACGATACGAACCTATGTCCATAGCTATTTGAGGCTTACCAAGCTTCGCCATTTCTAATGCCATAAGGCCAAACCCTTCCCCATCTGATGTATTAATACCATAGTCGGCTACATTCAGTAGATTATTAATAACATCATCGCCTACATCGCCATCAGTAATTGTTATATACTCTATAGGGGCGTTTTCTAGCTTACATACCATGCCCAAGTTATAGAAACCAGTTCGCTTTGTATGGATTATAAGATGCCCCAATCCACCATTATTAATGTACATTGTAAACGCTTGGATTAGTAGATCCAGCCGTTTTCGTTCGCTATTGCGGTTCATACACAAGAATATTGGTCTATCTTCCTTTACAAGTAGCTCCTCTCTAAAAGTTTTTATACTATCTTCACTAATAGGATGTACCCACTCGGATGGAGCATGTAGCAAGACTGTCTGGGGAGTATCTATAGGCATACGCCACTGCTCGGAGAATATTAAGAAGCGATCACATACTATTTTTTCTGTATAGCTGTGCTTGAAGTTCTGATCTAAATACACCCATACCTTATATTTGCGTTCTTTAGGAATACATGTAGATGTTAGGAAGGAAGTAGCCCCAGCATCGTCGTAAAAAACTACTATATCTGGCTTTACTATACTCAAGTATTTAGGAAGTTTCTCTTCGCCAAAGGCCTTGGTATTTGGATCAATATTAACTGTACCACAACCAACATAGGTAGAAACCCCCATAATGTCCTCTCGGCGAAATGTCGCATGTTGCCTATATCCAAAATGGTAAAGTTGCAAGTCGGGAACATTAGCGAGATTTTTAAGAATAGCATAGGTCACTTTGGAATATCCT